GGCTCTGGGTACAAACCGGATTCTTTATGTCTATTCTGGAGGTATCTTTTATGATATACATCCTCTCAAAAGCACAACAACCTTAACGAGTGCTTTTACAACAACCAATGGCGATGCTACAGTCACGATTACGTTTGCGAGTGCTCATGGTATATCTCAGTATGATATTATTAAGTGTGATAGTTTTACTGCTATTACCAATTCTGATTTTAGTTCTGGCGATTTTGACGATGAAGTTTTTATGGTCGCTACCGTCCCATCCACCACAACACTTACCATCGAGATGGGCTCGAATGAAAGCGGCTCGGGAGCAACAACTTCCGGAGGCATAAAAGTTTATCACTACTATACGGTTGGCCTTGCCCTTCAGGCAACGGCAGCCGGTTTTGGACTTGGTCAGTGGGGTGGTACCGTTTCAGGAGAAGTAACTTCTACGTTAGATGGTGCTATCAACTCTTCTGCTACCAGCTTGACGCTTGCCAGCTCGGACGCCTTTCCATCTGAAGGAACCCTTTTAATAGACAGTGAACGATTGTCCTATACGAGCAATGCCTCGAATACGATTTCAGGTATTACTCGAGGAGCGGACAATAGTACAGCCGCATCCCACTCGGATGGGGCAACGGTCACCAATGCAACGGATTATACAAAATGGGGTGCATCGCAAACAGGAGACGTTATCGACGCTCCAGGAATATGGCACCTGGATAATTTTGGCAACAAGCTCATTGCAACCATTGCAGATGGCGCAAGCTTTGAATGGGATTCCGATGGATCAACTTCGACTCGGGCAACGCTTATTACCAGTGCACCAACCGCTTCAAGACTTTCTCTGGTATCGACACCCGATCGACACTTGGTTTATTTTGGAACAGAAACCACGATTGGAACGACATCTACACAGGATGACATGTACATCAGATGGTCGGATCAGGAAGATATTAATACTTATACGCCGACAGCAACGAATACTGCCGGCACGCAAAGAATTGCCGATGGTACAAGAATTGTTGGAGCGATTCGTGGCCGTGACGCTATTTATGTCTGGACGGATAACGCATTATTCATCATGAGATTTGTTGGCGCTCCTTTTACTTTTTCCTTCCAACAGGTGGGAACGGGTTGTGGACTGATCGGCAAGAATGCAGCGGTGGAAGTCGATGGCTCGGCTTACTGGATGTCTGACAATGGTTTTTTTAGATATACTGGTAAACTGGAATCTTTAGCGTGTCTCGTTGAAGATTATGTTTTTGATGATTTGAATACTGTGCCCAAACAGCATATTAACGCAGGACTGAATAACCTTTTTGGAGAAGTCACTTGGTTTTATCCCTCTTCTTCAGCAAGCTCGATTAATCGAGCGGTGACTTATAATTATATGGATTCTACCGCAGAGAGACCGGTATGGACGACAAGTTCTTTAGCAAGAACAGCCTGGCAAGATTCAGCGGTATTCGGCAAGCCGCATGGAACGGAGTATGATGCCGATGCAACAAGCGACTCGACGGTAGGCAATACCGATGGCGTGACAACTTATTTTGAACACGAAACAGGATTCAATCAGGTGAAAGCGGGAACGACAACGGCTATCGCTGCAAACATTGAAAGTGGAGATTTTGATTTAGACCAACGCGGACTTGCAGGAGACGGAGAATTTATGCTAAAGATTAGAAGAATTATTCCTGACTTTTTACAACAAACAGGAGATGCAATCGTGACTTTGAATTTAAGAGATTTTGCTAACCAGTCGTCTAGTGGTTCGTCGCTTGGACCTTTTACCTCGAGCACCAGTACAACGAAAATAGATACGCGCGCGAGGGGACGAGCGGCTTCGTTAAAGATTTCAAATTCCGGTACGGGAACGCACTGGAAACTGGGAACGTTTAAGTTAGATATACAACCGGATGGAAGAAGATAATGGCAAGAATTGTACAATCACTCACACAACCTGGAGATAAATACGATCAGCTTACCCAGCAAGCATTCGTTCGGGAAGTGGATAGTTTAATCCATAAACTCAACAGCACATTTCAACAGGACTTAAAAGACGAAGCTGAAGCAGAAGGTATATTTATCGCATAATGGCAAACGCATTCGTCAATAAAAAAGCAGATTTAACGAGTACCGATGCAACAACGTTGTACACTGTACCCAGTCAGACAACGGCTGTGATAAAATCTATACTCGTATCGGAAGATTCGAATAACGCAGATACCATTACGGTGACAATAACTGATACAGATGCCGCTGTTTTTAACCTTTTTGTGACGAAGGCAATATCCGCAAAAGGAACCTCAGAACTACTCAGTCAACCTTTAGTCGCTGAGGAAAGCGAAGTGATTAAGGTAACGGCTGCAACAGCCAACCGGCTGCATGTTGTTCTTTCGGCTTTAGAAATTAAGCCAAGAGAAGTAACATAGTCTTGCTTTACTTGTGAAAAACGAATAGACATATAAACTCAGGTGAAATTCCTGCCTTTTTAACACAACCAGAAACATTATTATGGCGATAACAAGAGCACAAATGCGCAGACAATTACGTAGAAACGGTGGCATTATGAATGCCGTTCCCAGACAAGGATATATTTCAGGAGGCATTGGCGGTGGAATAATTCAAGGAACCCCAATGGGAAGTAGAACTGGATATTTTAATCCTTTTAAAGCGGTTGGAAAAGCTGTAGGCAAAGTTTTAGATGTTGGAAAACAGATTGTAAAAAGTCCCGTCGGTAGAGCGGCACTAATAGGATTAGGTGGAGCAGGTCTTATGGGTATGGGACCACTATCTGGTCTTAGTGGAATTGGAGCTAGAATAGGTGGATCGGGTATTGGACAATTTTTTAGAGGAATGGGACCTAAGTTATTTGGAACTGCTGCAGGAACATCTGCAGGTCCTTTTTCTTATTTACAAAAAGGAGTTACTCCATTTACTCAAGGAATTTTAGGAAAATTAGGTTTAACAAAAGGCGGAGGCTCTATGATACCAACCGCTTTAGGAATGATTAGTAGTGCAAGTTTACTTGGCTATTTTGTACAGAAAGGTGCAACGGAAGAAGAAGCAAAGGAATTGGCACAAGACGTGTATCGAGGCAAAGGTTTAGGCATGGATCAAATTAGAGCCGATATGCAAAAATATCGATCGGGAGCTTTAAGTGCATCTCAAGCATATGACAAAGGTTATCATTTCTTAACACCACAAACTTACCTTGGAGCTCAAGGCGGAAGAGTAGGTTTATACGCGGGAACGCAAAAGAAAAAGAAGAAAAAAACAGAAAGCAAGGCACCCGGACCACATAAAAAAACAGATAAAGAAGTATTAAAAGAATTATATCCAACGCTATTTAGCGACACGACAACAAGCATTGAAGGATCACCTAAGAAAAAGAAATATACCAAAGGCAAAGCTCAAGGCGGAAGGATTGGGTATCAAGAAGGAGCTCAAATTGATCCTGGATCTGGTTCTGGTAGTGGTGAACCTAATTGGCCAGGAGGAGGTTTTATTTCTACACCTGATTTAGATATAGGAAAAAACAAACTTTATAAATCTCCAGAAGGTCATTATGAATTTTATGATCCAGATACAGGAGAATATACTTCGGTTGGTAGCGATTATGACCAGCTTAAGAATCTTTATCCGATAAAAGGAGGAAGCCTTGGATCACGAATAAGACCAGCTGTAAGTCAAGTAGCTCCAGAAAGTCCTTCTGGAGGACAAGCTCCAAGAGGACTTGGAGCAATAATAATGGAAGCAAGAAATCGTGCAGCAACTCCAGAAGCTCCTGCAAGTGTAAGCATGGGACAAACACTTAAACAAAATATTGCAGCAAATCAAGCCCAACAAATAAGAAATCAAGCTATTTTAGAAACCGGTAGACAAAGATTACCTACAAAGAGAGCTTTTAATGTCATGATGGATCCAAAAGGAAATGTAATGAAAGATCAATCAATGGCAGAGTATTTTAGAGACATAGGTTTTAATCCTGAAAGAGATTATCCAGTTAATAGTATGGCAGATTTAATGAGACCATTAGGCCCAAGTGAAGGTATTGGCGTAAGAAGTGACTATAACTGGCCAGGCGAGCCAGATTTACCAATAGGTACTGTGAGTCCAGCAGCAGTAACTCCAGCAGCAGTAACTCCAGCAGCAGTAACTCCAATAACTCCAATGCCAATAGGCTTAATGCCACCAATGTCTAACGAGTTTGCTACGGACCCAGGATATTTTGCTAATCCTAATGTATCTGCAGCAAATCCAGGTGGATACGCAAGTGAACAAGAAGCAATAGCTGATCTTGGATTACAAAGATATAATGAATTATACGCAAAAGGCGGAAGAATCGGAAGATTTGGTGGAGGCATCGGAGTCGGTATGCCAAGAATACCAACGGGAATGCCAAGAGTGAACGCCGGTGGAATTAGAGAATTAGATTATAGACAAGAAGGAGGCTACGTGCCAATGGGAGTTAAGGAAAAAGCAGATGACGTTCCAGCAATGTTATCTAAAAATGAATTTGTCATGACCGCAGACGCCGTCAAAGGCGCAGGCGG